CTTACCAACTCCTGGGGGACCGGCAAGTAGCATATTTGGAATTTCACCTTTATTTAGAAAATCACTAAAGGTTTTTTTAATATTCTCAGGGAGAATACAATCTTCAATAGTCTTTGGACGATATTTCTCCGTCCAGATAAAATCACTCATAATCAAATCCAATCAGGTTTACGAGAAGGCATACGAAGATAGTTCTCCGCAACCCAAGGTTTGGAAGCAATATACATTTTGTATGCAGTGAATGTATCAATGCTTTCATCAAGTTTGTATTCATCGGGCATTGCCCTTGTGAATTCTACCACATTTTTGTGGATAGAGATTTCTTTTCCACTTTTAGTAGCAAAGATATTCTCCGCCACTTCAAGACCTTTCATACAAGCGTGGTCTTTTTCATAACGATGCCGATACTCATTACAAAGAGCAAATCCGTGCCGAATCAACCAAGCAAGGTTCTCATGGGATTTTGCTGCCCATTGAGTGCAGGGATGATTACGGAAGGCACCCTTCTCCGTACTATAGGAGAGACCGTCTTTCTTGGGAATATATCCCCAATCATAGTACCACTTAGAGAAGATGACAGAGACCATTTGACAGGTCTCCAAGGGCATTTTCACTACGTGTTTGTCGGGAAGTGCCACAGCAGAAAGAACGGGACACTGATCATTCACGAAGATATTCATAATTAAAAGCAGAACTTTTTCAAATAATAAAGAACTTTTTTTGGTTTATCCTCCAACCAAAATGCTTCTCTTTCAACCTTATAAGAATTTAAATTTGTTATAGAAGTAGCCTTTTTTAAATCAGATTCTTTATTTGGTGGAAGATTTATTGAAGATAATCCTAAAGGAACTAATTTATTATTCTTACAAGATTGTGCAACATGGGCGGATTCATGATAAAGAGTTTCATTTATATAATGAGATGCATTACCATTGAATTTAATTCTATTTGTACAAAAAGTCATTGTTTTGCTTTTAGAATCAAACCACCCATATATATCGTACTTTCTACAAATTGGAGTATTTTCTACAAACTTAATTTTTTTTGAAATAGTTTGATAAATTTCATTTCCAGATGGAGAAAGATACAGTAGAAAATCCATTAAGCAAAAGTTGAATCAGGTTCCAAAGCAATATAATACTGCAGATTGTACTTGCTGTTGCTGAATTGGGACAGTAGTTTTTCTGACACAACCACGTCATAAGCACCAGGAATGATCTTGATGTTCTCGACCTTGAAGTTGAAGGTGAACTCCTTATCAGTCTCACCAACCACGATGGAGTACTCGTTGGAGGTATCATTCTTCTTATCACGAACGACAAGACGAATCACACCCGATTCTCCAATTGCAGATAGATCGGGGAGTTGATATACTGCTGCTGCCTTAAGAAGTTTCTCCAGTGATGCATGTTCCAGTTGGAAGCAAACATCATGTGAAGGTAGTTTGATTTCCTTCTCAGGTGGAGAGATGATTACGTTAGGGTCAGCATAGAAATACTTTACTCGACGCTTCCCTTCCCGAATCACAATATGAGAATCATTAGTAAAGTCCAATTCCGGATCTTGATGAAGACCAAGACCGTTCAGAAACTGATTCAGATCATAAATTGCAAAGTTACGAGGAAACTCTTCTGTAATATCTGCTTCGGCAAGAATATTCTTTGCTACAGAGATTGTACGGAGTTTGTTACCTTGCTTGACCAAAATAGAATTGTTGATTCCAGCAAAGTTCTTGAGAATAGTCAGAGAATTATCAGAAAGTTTCATTGTTGTTCTTAGTTTCATTATTAAATCCAGCAAAGTGATACAGAAGGATACCATAATGGATAATCTTCAGTGCGTCAAGTCTGGACATCCCATCCTTCTTACCAAAACGGGAAGAATACTTGATGAGATTATCACGACAGAAAGGAACACCATCACCAATTGCATCAATCATATCCAGAACTTGAACTTTGGACTTTTCGGATGCATAGTGTGAACGATATGTGCTAACAATATAATCGTTTACTGCCTTGAGAGTTTCACCTTCCCCAAACTTCCAAAAGTGTTCTTGAGTTAATTTTTGTGAGGTAACTGGATTCAAACTGACCGATTGTGAACTCATAGTTGTACTATGATTATTTGCAAATGTTACTGCTGCCGAAGGAGCACCAAAATTAAAAACATCTGGAGAAGCATATGGATTTCCGGTTATACTAAATCCACCATCTCCCCAATAGTTATTAATACGAATGTGGTCATCACCCATTCCACCAGGAAGATTAGAACCTACAAATGAAATGGTATCATTGGATTCTGATCCAAACATTGTACTATTTCCGGTTGGAATATAGTCACTATAACTTGTTTCAAAGTTTTCTTTCTTTTCAGGAATTTCAGACATAAAATTTCAAAATAAAGGACAAAAAGGGAGGAACATACCTCCCCATATTATATCAGTTAGAAGTATCGATGTCAAGGTCAGGTGTTACATTCCCACCTTCGACTGGCATCTGGAAATCAACATCCACCTTATCATATAGTTCCAGGAAAGACTGTTTGGTTTCATCGTCGAAACGATTCACACAGACTTGGATTGCCTTTGCCTTATCTTGGAAGATACTATAAGCACGAATGATGTGAACGAGACGGCGGGTGGAGATGATTTCTTCAATACCACCATCATAGAAGGTCTTACGGATGATGTCTGCCCAGTCAACCAATCGCTTGCAGAAGTCACGATCTTCCACACCAAGATCCAAAGCAACACCTTCCAAGATCCTCTGCTCTGTAGCAGGAGCAGGATACGACTGCTCAAAGGTCACTGGAAAACGCTCTAGGAAGGCTTCGTTGAGCACATTAGTTCCAATAAACCTACCATCGTCCGAACCTTTGCCTTTAGTATTGGCGGTTGCGATGATGTTGAACCCGTTTGTTGGTTTAACAAATGTTCCAATTTTTTTAAGGAAAACTCCCTTCCCTTCCAGGATGGATTGAAGACAGAGAATTTTATTACTTGCGAGGTCGATCTCGTCAAGGAGCAATACAGCACCTCGTTGGAGTGCTTCAATAACAGGACCATTGTGCCAAACAGTTTCGCCGTTAATAAGGCGGAAACCACCGATGAGATCATCTTCGTCAGTTTCGATTGTAATATTTACACGAATCAGTTCACGCTTAAGTTGAGCACAAACTTGTTCCACACTGAACGTCTTACCATTACCCGAAAGACCCGTAATGAACGTAGGATAGAAAAGATTGGAAGAAATAATTTTCTTAATATCATTAAAATTACCAAACTTGACGAAGGTATCATCTTTATCAGGAATAAGGTTTTGTTCTACAACAGGAAGGGCAGGAGGTGCTTGATAAGAACGCTCAATTTCTTCAACACGGTCTTGAGTCACTTCCAGATTCCAACGACCACGATCAGTTTTAAAAGAATCCAAACGACGAGTCACAGTCTGATAGTTGATATTGCGAGAAGCACAATATCCACGAATATCACCTGCACTCAGTTCAGAACCGAATAGGGATTTGAGATCAGCGATCAGTTGGTCGTCAGTCACAGAAGTTTTGCGGGGCATGATGTAGTTAGGTGGTTTTGTCTTGAACTTTCATAGTATAGCACTAAAAAAGGGGGCAGTCAGTGCCCCCTTGTGACAGTTTGGAAAGTGGTCAGGCAACCAGTTCCACAAACTCTCCAAGAACTTTCTTGTTCATTTTTTTGCTCTTCAGACTCTTCACAAATGCAGATTTGATTTGAGACTTAGTGGCATCTTCGGCAACATCAAACTCTGCATCATTTGCAAGTGCAGAGGCAGAAAGACCAAAGTAAGTATGATAACCAGAGTCCTTAATGGAGAAAGTCTTTTCTTTCTTCCAAATATTCATAATTTTATCATACTCAGAACTAATCCATCCAGTATAACGACGAACAAAAGAACTCGCATCACGAGATTCCAGAATCCTCATACCAATAAAATTAACTGTGGGAAACTTATCACGAAGATTGCGAAGAAGAACATCGGTAAAACCATACCACTCTACATTCAGAGAATAAGTATTTCCAGTCTTACGATCACGCAAAAATGCATTACTACCAATTGAATTAAGACCAAGATAAGGTTCTTCTAAATGACGACGATGAAATTCTTTATGATACTTAAGAGTATTTGCCTCACCATCGGTCAGAATTACACACTGAACTTTCTGTAGTTTATTTTCTTTTTGAAAGGTAGGAAGAATTTCATGAAGAGCAACTAAAGCTTCATTTAGAGGAGTTCCAGAAAGACTCAAACCAACTGGAACAGCATAACGAGAATAGTATTCATCACTAAAACTGCGAGCAATCCTGTAGATATTCAACATCTGATCTTCTAAGGTTTTACCATTTATCTTACTGGTAAACATATTCATCAGAGAAAAGTGTTCGCCAATATGAATCGATCCATCTTTTTTCTGATACAAAGGTTGAGGCATAATTGCTTTATAGTTTTCATCATACTTAAAAACTGGATAATCATTTGTGAATGCATAGACCTCAAAAGGAATATTGACTTTCTTACAGAACCAAATCAAATTAAAGAGTTGTTTTACGGTGTCCAACATCACACGACTCATTGATCCGGACCAGTCAAGAACGAACACCAGACCATGATTCTTACCATTTGCAAGTGTTGTGACCTTACGGAACAAGTCTTCATTATATTTGTAGGTATGAAGTTTGGTGCAGTCCAGAACACCTGTGCGAGCAGTTGATGCCCGAGCATAAGAATCTGCTGCCTTACGACACTCAAACTCCTTTACCAGATAATTGACTTCTTTCTGTGCCGAACGCTT